TGTCTTTAATCTCACTTATTGTTGCTACAGTATAAATTTTAGCTCCGCTCATATTGACTGCATATTTATATAAATCGCTGTCAGTGATATAAGAATATTCACCAGAATTAAATGTTTGTAATTCATCATCAAAAGTAATTGGAGCCACATTCTGTTTTTTCTCTTCTACTGTAGGAGTTGCTTTTCTTTCGTAACTATTGGATTTTTCTGTCTGTGTTTTGGATGTATCTGCTGTTTTCTCTGTTTTAGATGAATACCAGCCAATTAGAATAAACACAAGGCAGATAAAACCAAAATAGTTTGCGCATCCCCCTTTTTTCTTTTTCTTGGTAGCTGTCGGCTGTGTTGTGTACTGTGGTTTTGGTGCAGAATATGTTTTAGGTTTTTCGATATTCTCAATAGTTGTTCTGGTCTTGTTTGCTTCGCCCCTGTCGCAATTATCCATTACACTCTTGTCTAGCATATACCATTCAACAACATACTGTTTTTTGAAATACCGCTCCGCAATCTCTGTTGTAAATTCTTTTGCCTGTTCATATGCGGAAGAGCCTGTTGATAAGCAAATTTTGAAAGGCTTTGCGTATTTCGGAATTGAAAAAGCAACTTTCAACTGTACTCTCCCTAAATCGTCTGGTTCTTCCTTGTCATAATTCAATACAAAATCCATAGGATTTGCTTCAAGTAACAAATTTCCTTTGTAGTAAACCTCAATATTCGCTTTTGAAGCCTTGATTCTCATGGAATCTAACATCTCAATGTCGTATTCCTTTTGCTTCTGTGGCGGTTCCTGTGTTACATTTCCCTGTGTTATCGGGAATCCACAGTTCGGGCAACTTGCCGCTTTATCACTTATTTCCTTGCCGCATTCTGGACATTTAATCAGTGCCATAAATATCCCCCTCCTTAGTATGATACCCATATTGTACCACCTTGGGACGTATTCCGAAAGCCCTATTTCGCTTTTCTATCAATTTCCGCAGTTACAGCAAACAAAAGAGCTTCGGCAAATTTCGCGCCGACCGAATCAGCGTATTTATCGTGAATCCGGCTTGCTTCCATGGTGAGATTTTCCCACTTAGGAATATCGTCCTTTGAGATAAATGCATACTTCTTGTGGAGATTCCATATTTCTTGCCAGATGGAAAAGTAAGTCTGTTTAAAGTCCATCAGTGTAAAGCACTCCATGATATTTTTCAAGCCTATATTTCTGCTTGATATTTGGATATTTTTCGTGATCCACTTCACTGTAAAACATATTTTTTGGTCTGGCAAATAATTGCTTGTCACCATACAAGGCTCTATATATCACCAGATCTTCTCCTGTTTCCGTATGTTGAGCGAATCCAACAATCTTATACAAATACTCGTTGTTGTGCGGCTCCTTGATGGTTTCTCGTTTGAAGTGCTGCACAATATCTCCTGGTTCAAATAATGGTCTGTTCATTTTCATTGTTACCTTTCTCCACAATTAATTAATTTCTTTGCTCGAATTTCAATTTTCTTGGCTTGTTCCTATGTTTTATCGGGTGATAGGTTTTGAAACGAATTTGATTATTTTATCGCAGTAATTCTTTGTCAATAATCTGGAAGTTTGCCCTGTGGATATAAAGAGCTTTTCCGTCAATCATTAACTTTGTCATTTTAGGTAGATCGTCCGGGATTTTCCAGAACACCTCGTCACCAGAATATGCGGCTATCGGCTGTCCAAGTTGGGATTTAATTACTACAACCCTAGATTTTCCGAAATAATTTTTATAATAATTTAGAATCCCGGCTATGTATGCGTTCTCTGAAATCTTCCCGGTTGAATGACTGGTAATATCTTCCTGGGTAAAATCAACCTCCGGATCCAATCCTTTTTGCTCAAAAATACAAGTATCACCACAGCTTTCAATTTCTTTACCGTCAATCAGAATTGTAATAACGGAAGATACGTCATAGCTGGTTGTTTCGTTACCCTCGCTATCGTAGCCCTTAGATTTCGTTTTATTCCCGGAAATATTAATCTTGTCCCCAGTGGTGGTCATAACCTTTTTGCCGTAGTTATCGTAGGTATAGATTGTGTAGCTGTTTCCAGAAAGATTTCCTTTCACGTCATTCATGTAATCGTCATTCGCTGCACAGCCTGTTAGCCCTGTGATAATGCAAATAAAGGTAATTATCGCCAGTAGTGTTTTGATTCTTTTCATGGTTTTTGTCCTCCCTCATATGTCTCATAATCAATCGTCCCCAGATCACCGTACACATCTGGGTAATAGATTCCAACCCAAAAGTTATCTTCCATTGCTTTGTAGTAAGTTACTTTTACATTCCATCTCTGTACCTCGTCAATAATTTCTTTGTTAAGAAGTCCGAATTGATCTCGGCAAGCTTCACTTTCCAGTTTGTAAGTCAATGCTTTGTATTTCTCGGCATTTGCCTGTCTGGTGGCGGTAACCGTAGTCTGGCTTATTGCTAAAAGCAATCCAGCGATCAAAAGATATACCGCACCGATAAAAGCCACTGCTACGCCCAAAACAAGCACGGTTGCGCTCACATTCGAATACTCATATTCGTAGCTTAAAGATTCTCCTATTCTATTTGCAATCAGAATAACAACGCCGACTGCAAAAATGATTATTGATAGCCAAAATATCATAGTGTGTCCTCCCTGTCCTCAACTTTCATCAACAAATTTTTCCGTATGTAGCCAGACATGAAATGCGAATAATGGTGATCCGTGTACTCACTAAATGAAGTGCCAAAGTATTCATCAATCACTTTCATGTATGTTTCAATCTCAACATTCTGGAAGTAATCTGGATTTGGCCCGAATCCAAACTTGTCCAGGATATTATCCAAAGCGTCTTGATTGATTTTTATGTGTGGCTTCCTGGTTCGTTCTTCGTACCTCTTGAAGAAATACTTCGATACTACCAGGAAGCGGTTGGTTGTATATGGGCTTGTCGTATATCCCAATTCTTCAAGCCGTACTGAAACCTGGTTCTTGAATGCAGACCAGTTAAAAGATTTACGGTCTATTGGAATATACTGGATGTTATCCTCAGTCAACATATTTTTGATATGTTGAGAATTGAACCACTCGTTAGAGTGGTATGCATTTTTCTTTTCTTCTTTTAACTCCGTAGGAGATGTAGTATCTGGTATAGTAGTTTCTGAATGATAATCTTTGAAAGTATTCTCTGGTAATGCTTCCCCCGAACTGTCTTTGTGCATTTCGTCATTTTGTCTATGCCTTTCGTCATTCTGTCCAGATGCACATTGGCTATTTGTCTTTGGGTTCTCCTTTACTATACCATTTAATATATTTTCAAGAACATCTTCATTGATGGAATACCATTTTGTACGGTCTCTTTGGTCTTTATTATAATTTCCAGTGATAACAATTCCGGAAGAAATTAAACTTTTAAAAGCTCTTTCTATAGTTTTTGTAGACCACCATGGGAAATTATTCTTTTGCCATTCTTCCATCGTGTTAAAAGTCCAATATCTTCCATCATAATAATTTCTTTGCAATTTTTCATTTATTTCAAGCCAGTAATAAATTTGGCGTAAAACAATGGCTTCATTTAGCCATAATTTTACTGCTAAATCTGGTTTGATGATAACGCTTTCTTTGCTGGATAAAAAAAGATCTGATAATTTACCTTTCATATTAGATAACCTCCTTGTTGGTCGTAGGCACTCTCCGTATTGTGCCAGAATCCTTGATTTATAAAAACAGTGGACAGGCGTATCAAGGTTTACGCTTTTCGGCGGCCAACCTAGCCCACTGGTTTTACCGAATTAATTAATCAAACATTTTGAATGTTTCTTTGCAAAATTCCTCATAGTCGGTATTCCCGACCAGTGGCATTTTATTTCTCAGCTTTTCCATGGCTTTAAAAAACTTGACTTGATCTTTGTTCCAGATTTTACAGGAAACAAGAAGATACTTCTCTTCTGTATGTCCATATTCTTTTCCAAAATTTACCCGAATTTTCTCATTCTTAAAAAGTTGGTCTGCCAGATACTCTTCTGTATCTGCGAAAATGTATTCGCTACGGAATAAATGCTTTTGGATTAAGATGTAATTTTTATATGACATGATATTCCTCCCTGTGAAAAGGTTCGATTTAAAATCGAACCTTTCCAGACCTCATTTTAAATGCGGGCTGTCTAAAAATTCAAAATTATGCCGCAATTTTATTAATTCCTTTATTCAGAATAAATTCTTTTATTTCGTTATATCCCCAGCCATATCCGACTAATGCGCTCACAAGCATTTCTGCATTCTGGATTTTCACCAAATCTTCTTCTGAAAAATAATCTCTCATACTTTCTTTTTTTGTGATTCCGAATTCCTCTCTTAGTTGCTTGGTGTTTTTACCAAATATGGACTTGTAAATAACGTCCGTATATGTAGAATAGGCATGTCCGTGCATTCTTTCATTTTCAGAAGATTGCTGGATTGCCTTTGTCAATGCCTGTCTTACTGCTATTCCTTTAGCTCGTTCAAGTTCTGCTGCACGCTGCTTTTTAAAAGCAATTTTTAAGGATTGTTCGCAACCAATAAAATAGTTTCTTGCTTGTTCTCCTCTTTCAGATTTTGATAGCATTGAAAGTTTTTTGGCGAAATGGGCAGTTATCTTATAATCAACAGTTTTATTACCCTCGACATAAATGTCGAACCCCCAATAGTCTTCATTTTCTACCGCAAATGAATTGTCGATAATATTTGTTTTCGCCCATCTTGAAAATTGTCCCTGTGCAAGTCCTAAAAATGAATATAGTTTTCTTGCAGTAGTCATGCCTTCTTCGTCAATCCCAAGTGCAATCTCAATAGGTGTCTGTTCACTTGTTATCAAAACTTCATTTTCCATTCTCCATTCCTCCTTATATTGATGGATAAAATAAAAAGAGCCGCCAAGTAAGATAAAAAGTCCTCAAAATCGAGAAATATTAATTTCTTCTTAGCGGCTCAAAAATCAAGACCGTGTGTACTTCTTCATTAAAAAAATTATACCACACAATCAGTCAAAAATCAATATGCCGGGGACGGTTTGAAACGGCTATCGGTGTCATTCTGGGCTTTTGTTACGGCTTTCGCAATCTCGCTTCCGTCCAGAATAATGCTATTGTTTCCGCTGTTCATACTCATTGCCATTGCAACTCCCTGGGCTACTGCTTTTGCCATTTCTTCTTTTGTAAGTCCCATGCTTCCGTCCGAACTGGAAACAATGCTGTCTGCAATCTTCTTCATGGTTCGTGGGTTTTCCAACGGAAGAACAGCTTCGGAACCGGCTTCACCGATGCCAATTACCTGTGCACCATTGAAAAGACCACCTTTGGCGTACCATTCCACATTTGAGTTCCACCTCCATTTATGAGTATTTCCCTCTTGCCAGTTTGTATAATTCATTTGCAAATGTGGCGTTTTTATATCAACAGATTCTATTCCACGTTTAAAATCATTCATCGCATTTAGCCCAACAGAATAGAGTCCCGAAAAATTTCCATTAATAGTTTTTCTGATTGAAGAAAAAACTCTTGCAACAGACGACATATTATTTTCGGCATAAGTAAGCATTTTTCCAGTTTCCGTGTCAACTTTACCAGAAGCCTTTTCCCAAATCTGGTTTGTATTAATAAGAACAGAAGACCAATAGCTTTGAATGGTTGTCATAACCTTACCCATTACATCTTTGGTATCGGTGTCCATGGTTCCGAGGGCTGTCGATACAGCACTTGCAGAATTTCCCCAATTGGTTTTAGAGTTGGTTTCAACATCATCATTCGTGTTCTTTATCTTCGACCAAATGGAAGGCATTGTGCTTTCTGTGCTTTTTTTCATTCCAGCCATTGCCGTGCTTACTGCAGTATTGGCGAGACCAAAGCCAGTTTTTGTCTTAGATGATACGGATTCGGATGCTGTTGCAACTGATTTGCTCATTGTTGATGAAGCTTTCGGAACATCTTCTGAAAAAGCTTTTATAACTTTTCTTGTGTCAATTCCCATCTCTGCCATTTTATCCATCAATGCTTGGAATGCAGCTCTAGCTGTTGCACCAGATGATTCTTGCTGTTGAAGGACAGTACTTAATTCATCAAACTGCGTTGGAGTGATTACTGCTTGATCTGAAAGTCTTTCCAGTGCAGATTTTGCATTGTCAAATTCTGTCCCCATCGTACCGATATATTCATTAATATTGCTTACATGAGAATTTGTGGCGGTATCGGATTCCTCCATTGCTTGTTTTAATGCTTGCTTAAATGTATCAGAAGAAATTCCAAGATTTTCAAGTGATGTTTCTACGGTTTGGAGCTGTTCATCAAAATCAAATGCATTGTCTTTCACATTTTTTAAATCACCGCCAAGTCCGATAAGTTTATCGCCAGAGATTCCAGTTTGGTCTTCGATGATTTTCAATGCTTTTCTAACAACTTCAAAATCGTTGAATGCGTCAGCTGTGGAATCTTTAAAGTCCATAGCTTTTTTTACCTGTCCAAGACCTTCCACGACAAATGCAGTCGCACCCAAATTGGTTGCGTTGTCCGCCAGCTGTTTGTGCAACATCACCGAGATTTTTTATCTTTTCTGCAAGTGTAGTAAACCCGCCATTTCCCGCTGTTTCCGCTGCTCCACCAATATCACCGATGATAGTAGGAAGAGAAGATGCGGTATCAAGTGGGAAATTTAAAAGTTTTGAAGCTAATGAACCGATTCCACTTGCAAAGGAAAAGATTTTGGTGGCAATATCCTTGGCTATTTTGATTGCAAACAATGTTCCGAATGCAGCACCAACTTGTTTTATAAATTCTGGATCAACTCCACTTAATTTTTCAGCCAGCCAATTAATAGCATTTGCAATACCATTAATTAAGTCCGCTCCGATATTAATTATTCCTTCAAGTCCGGTAATCAACGCATCTGCAAATCCCTCTGCAAATGGTTGGAATGCAGACCATAAATTTCCAAGAGCAGTTCCAATAGCATTCCAATCAACCTTATCAATAAAATTCTGTATTGAGGTTTTTACACGGTCAATGCTACTCCAAATCCACTCCCAGTCAACATCAATAACTCCGAAATTATCAAGTGCAAGTACGATTCCACCGATGCCAAGTGCCATTGCTGCATAAGGATGTTTTGCCAATAAAGCAAGTCCTTTTCCTAATGGGCTGTCTTTTCCAATGATTCCACCAATAAAGGTTAGTCCTTTGAATCCAAGAATTGCAATGGAGATTTGTCCAAGTCCCTTTCCAATTGCTTGTGCGGTTTCTGGGCTGATATTCTTTATTGCATCGGCAATTGAGTTCAAGCCTCCAGGAAGTGTTGTATTGATGAAATTTTCTCCAACATCAAGTAAATCTTTGAAGAAGTCAATAATTCCCTGTCCAACATTTTGTGCAAATGGTGCAAGTGCATCCCAGAAGTTCTTCAATGCCGAATTAAGTTCATCCCAGTGAATGTTGTTTCCAAAATTTGTTAATGCGTCAACAAGTTCCGGAATTGCACTATTCATTGTCCATGTACCTACCGGCACTAAGAATTTCTCATAGAAATCCATGAGACCAGTCCAAACAAATTTTGTTGGCTTTTGAAGCATTGTAAAGAAACTGGAAAGTGAGCTATTCAGTTTACCCCAATTGATTTTATTTAGTAAATCATTTGTAATATTAAAGAATCGGGGGAGCCCGGAATTGTCAGATAACATCCATAATCCAATTGGTTTCAGATAATTATTCCACAAATCTTTCAGAGCTGTAATAGAGAAGTTTCCAAGCTTGCTAAGACCTTCACCGTACAGTTTCTTGATTGATTCTGTAGTTGGTTTAGCTGCTTTACGAATTTTCTTAAATACAGCTACAATCTGATCAGCGGTATCATTTGCCTTATTATTCATTTCTTCAAAAGCTTTATCCCATGCAGCTTGATACTCTGACAGGGCTTTATCTAATGCAGCATCCAATTCTGGAAGGTGTGCACTCCCACCGCCTCCACTTCCGGAAGAACCGGAAGAATTGCTAACTTTTGCATCATTTAATTGATTTAATTCATCAAATGAAAGCACAGAAAGAGTTTTTTGTAATTTCTTCGCATTGTCATTTGTTTTGTCAAGCCCGGAAGCTGCATCTTCTGTACTATCTGCAATACTTCCCATATCAACTGCGGCACTTCCTGTTGAGGCAACATAGTCGGACATTTTGATGCCTAAAAGTCTTCCAATCCACGAAAAAGCTCTCTGAATTGCAATAACAAAGGCGTTCATATATGGAAGAATCTTTGAGATAATTGGAATGAATAATGAACCGATAGTTCTTGAAAGTGCCGAAAAATTAGATTGCAGTAATCTTAATTGGTTTGCCGGCTGATTTATCGTATTAGCCAGGTCACCCCATGCATACTTTGAACTATTCAAGATTGTTATAGTTCTCAGAATAGCCTTGTCCGATTGACTTAAACTTGATACAGTAGCGTCAATTCCAAGATTATAAAGTTCCTGTTGTAAATTTGCCACACGGATATTAATGCCGTACTTGTCAAGAGCCCGGCTCATTCCGGCTATTCCGGATGCCATATCATTCCATACATCGTTGAACTCAAGGTTCTTTACAGAAGCAAGGTCTGCCCCGATTTCTGTTAAAGCTTGTGAAACCTTAGTTGATGCATCTGCTGTTGCCCCCATAGATGATGCCATCTGAGCATAGGTAGCTTGATAATTCATCGTTTGGTTCGGATCAAGTCCGAGGCTCGTGCCTTTTGTTCTAGTCAGATCACCTGCATCTGATACTTCAAATCCAGTCATTTTTTTTGTCAGTTCTTTTGCACGTTTTTCAAAAGAACCCACATATTCCTCTGCGGATTTTACTCCTGCATTCTGCCACTTGCTCACGTCCAATCCGTCTGTAACTTGTTCGAATGCAGAATTGAAATAGTTCAATGTTTCAACATAATCAGATGCAGACTTCACAGAACTCCAAAGCGCTTTAACTCCTCTTGTCACAGTAAAGAATTTTGCATATAATCCGGCAAGCTGTGAAGTCAATGAACCTGTCTTTCTTGTGGTTACAGTTGCAGTATTTCCAAAATTAGCTAATGCAGAGCTTGCAGAGCCAATCATGGAAGATAATTTTCTTCCGGCATTTCCAATCCCATTTGTGGCATTTGATAATCTCGAAAATGAATTCGTAATAGAATTTGTGGCTTTATTTATTTTTCCACTTGCAGTAGCTAACTGTGCCAAAGCTTCTGTCATTCTTAATGTATTTTCACTGATTTTTGGTGCAGTTTTCATTACATTGAAGAAAGACAACACTTCCTTTGCCAATGTTCCAAGCTGTCCAGAAGATTGAGAAATTTTACCACCAGCACTTGCCAATTGCGCAATTGATTGAATAAACCTATTTACAGAATCTGAAATTCCATCAACGCCAATAAAACTTTCTGTGATAAATTTCAAGCTACTTCCCAATGCAGGTAATTCAGCGGATACATTTGCAATAAATTCACCAGAATTTGCTAATCTAGCCATTGAATTAACAAAACGATTAACACTTGCAGATACATCCGGTATTGCCGATAATCCAGATAACTGAGTGATTATCTCGCCAAGTTTCATAGAATTAAAATTACTAATATCTACCTGGCTAAATCTGCTAATGGAATTAATGATTGCGTTCAAACCGGAAGCTTTATAATTAACAGTTCCCATGGCTCTTAAAGAATCTGAAAACTGTTTCATTCCATCGGCAGTACTTGTCATTTGTCCTGCATCAATTTCTTTAAGTTTTCCGGTAACTGCATCTTTAATTCCTGTAGTGTCTACATCAAGAGTGACTTTTACCGCGTTGTATTTCAGTTCGGCAACTTTGTTGATTGCCTTCTGAATATCCATTGTTATCTTATCCGTATTGATTTTTACATCAATAGGAAGCTGTCCGTCCGCACCTTTTAATGCATCGTTAAGCCTTGTTTTTACCTGTTCAGCGAGCTGCTGAGTTGAATCGACAGCCATTCCCCATACTTTGTCAGAAGCTTTGGACGCACTATCTCCGTAAAGTGATTCAATGGAAACTGGCTTTATGGACTCTCTAACTTTCTTTATATTTTCCAGAACAGTAACAAGCTGATCTGCCGCATTAATAGTATCTTTTGGAATTAATGTTGGAAATCTATCTGAAAGCTCTCCCCATGATTTATCGAGAGTGATTCCTTTTGTTGCATCGGTAACAACTTTATTAAGGTTATTCTTTAAAAGTTCTGAAAATTCTCCCTTTCCAATATCAGCTTTCAACATATCGGAAACATAGATTTTCTTGTTTTTGAAATAATTGTAAAAATCAACCCATTCCTGTTCTGCACCATCTAAGTAGCTTCCAAGATTGGCTTTTACTACACTTCCGCTTTTAAGAATCGTATTTCCAATTTCTTCAACAATGCTTCCAACATTTCCAGAAATTTCTTTCCCATCAAAAGACTGTGCCATTTCTTTTGCAAGTTCGTTCATTTGAGATCGAACTTTTGAAGCAGCACCGCCTTTTAAGTTAAAGGCTTCAATCAATTGCTTTGAAATGGAAGAGGTGTCAATTTTAATATCACGTACTGTTTTATCAATGGCGTATTGCAGTTTTTGTGTTTGATCTCCACCCTTGATATCCAAATCAATACTAATCTTTTGATTCTGAAGATTGCTAAGGTTGATTTTACTAAGTGTGTTTAATTTTGAAATAGCACTATCAAGCCCAGAAATACGGACATTGCCTAGAGAATTAAAGGTAGACGTAACCCTTCCAAGTTCCCTTGCATAACTACGTAATCCGTTTGTATTAACTCCGCTTAATGCGGAATTAACTTCTGTGAGTTTATTTGAAAGATTAGTCAGCGCACGTACTGCTTTTTCTGTACTACTGCTAATTTTTATATCAAGGGTATCAATGGTATTGTCAGCCATTTTTATCTCCCTCCTTTTTTACAAAAAAATAAAGGGCAGACAAGACTTATTCATCCTGCCTGCCCTTTTCATGGTTAAGTTCAAAGTTTGCCTGCATGAGTTGCAAGCTTGCCAAAAGTGCGTTTCTCTGTTTTTTCTTTTCTTCTTCGGAAAGTATGCCTTCCTGTTTACGCTTTTCTTCCTCTGCTGATTCCAGTAAAGGTTTTTTCAAATACTCTGCTTTAGATTTTTTCCCCATTAAAGCATTCGCAACAGCCGTGAATGTGGCTGATGTTTCATAAATGCCAGCTTGCCATAATTCGGCATCTTTCCTCTTTTGGCGTATCTTTTCAGCTTCGAGATAAGGTTTTAATTCAGCTGGCGTAGAATCCATAAATTCTTCTTTGGATACACCGATAGAGAGGTATAAAGGAAGAATCTCTTGGTAAACAGCTTCTCGAAAAGTTAATTTTTCTTTTTGTGATCCTGTGGAAGCTTCGTTGCATTCTTCTCTACTGCCTGTGCTTCTGCTACTGCATTCAGCAGACCGGATAAAAAACCATTTTTCTCCAATTCTTTGTCAAGAAGTTGGTATAAATCAAATCCACTTTTTGGATTTTCCTCGGTTCCTTCATCTTCGTAATCATCCAAAAGGTCACAGACTTTATCAAGAGCAGCTTCTTTTTCAGAATCACTTTCATACCCAAACTCTTCCTTGTGCTTCTTTTGAAGTCCGGCAAGAAGCAGTTCCGAGAGAAGAGAAATCATCTTCTGAAGGCTTCTCTCTTTTCCGTCTGTAATTCCCTGTACCTTGTCCAGCACATCTGTTTTTGTAAGAAGTCCGTATCCAAATACAACCTTATATTCTTTTCCATGTACATTAAAAGTTACCATTTTATAATCCTCCCATTAAAAACATCATTCTGATTTTGTAAGAGCAACCTTTGTTTCAAGTCCCTTGTAATCTGTGATAATAAGGGAAATGGACATTGTTGCAGCTTCATTCTGTCCAACTTCTGGAAGTGGAATCTCACGTCCGCACTCAGCTGTAACAAAGAATGCATCTGCCATATCCGGGAAAACAACCTCAAACCATGTTGCAAGTCCAGTTTCTTTTGCTGTCTTAGATGCACTATAAAGTTCCTTAATCTGCTTAACAGATTTATCTGGATCCATGATAAATTCGATTTCCCATGTACCGCCAGTATCCTGTCTACCAGCTGCATATTTTGTGATATAATCTTCCAATGCTGATACGTCAATCTGCTCTGTATCAAGTGAAATTCCACCAATTGAGCTTGCAAGCTCAAGTTGCTTAAAAGTTGTAGGCTTTACGCCTTTTTCGGTTTCAACTCCATAACCAAAAGTCACACCTAATGTTGTTAAACGGCTCATTATTTTTCCTTTCTACCTTTAACTCTTTAAGGTCAGCAATTTTTTTCAAGCAAAAAATCGGTAATATGCACGTAACCCTGTGCCGGGAGATAGCGGATCACCGCCTTTCTACTCTTCTTTGTCTGTTTTCAGTTCTGGTAATCCTGCTACAGATGTAAGCAGTGATAAAAATCCAGAAAGCAAAGATGCAGATAGAACCATTTTCCAGTCAACACTGCCAATTACAGTTG